AGGCCCTTAATTATGTAAGGGAAATTCAAGAAAACTCCAGCATTCGTAAGTCTATTAAGATTATAGAAGAGCGCACAGGGAAGAAGTTATCCCTAAGAGGAATGCAGAAAATCCTTGAGAGGGACTACTAAGATGGGCGACGACACAAACAATTCAAGCTGGCACTTAAGCAAGACCTTTAACGTCTCTATAGTGGGTGCCATTATATTCCAAACTCTAGTGTTTGGATTTTCCGCAGGAACATTGAACTCTCAGGTTTCTGCAAATGCCTTATGGATACAAAAGAATGAGTCTGTAAAGGAACGTCTAGGCACTATCGAGACAAATCAAGAGTGGATCAAAGATGCACTCAAACAAATACTGAAAACCAAAGGAAAATAAGATGGGTACACGTAACGTGAATATGAATGATGTAGTCCGTAACCCGGACTCCGCTGGCACACTGCTTACTGCCACTAATGCTGAGATCAACAATGCTGCTGATGTTTCTACACGGCTGATCTCTATTGCAGACGCCACAAACACCCTGTCCCTGACCCAAGCTACACATGCTAATCGCATCTGTGTATCTCTGGACGCTTCGTTGGCTGTTACTCTGCCTGAAGCTACTGGTACAGGCGACAGCTACACAGTCATGATGGGTATCGCAGCTACTGCTGTGACCATCGTAACTGCTGACACGACCAACGCTGGTTTTGCTGGTTTCATTATGGGTTCTGATACTGACGCGGCTGGTACATACTCTTGGGTTGCTACAACTGGCACATCAGATACAATTACCTTGAATGGTGTTGCTACTGGTGGTAAAATCTATGACTGGGTTAGGGTCACTGATGTAGCTACTGATCGGTGGATGCTTGAAGGCAACATCACGCAGAGTGGTGGTTCTGAAGCTACTCCAATTAGTTCTGCTGCATAAGTAGTCAATGACTGACGAGACTCCAAAGCCAAAGCGTAGATATCAGCTCTCCTCAACAGAAAAGGCCAAGCGTAAAGCTAGGCAGCTTGAGAAAGAGAGAAACGCTAAGCTCACTAAGGCACACAGGGCAAAAGAAGCCAAAGCCAGACGTAAGCAAAAGGCAGAGGATAAGGCCGAGGAAAATGCGGTAGCCGCAAAAGCCAAGGCTAAAGCTGCTAATGAGATTGTCCGGGTGATGACCAATCCCCCTAAGAAAAAGGGAAAGGTTATCACCCAAGACACAATCGACACGGCAGGACAGACGTTCCAGAATGTTTTAGATGATGGCCGAACAGTCATCTTCCAACCCAATCCGGGACCTCAAACAGACTTCCTAGCTGCCCCTGAGAAAGAGATACTCTACGGAGGCAGTGCTGGTGGCGGCAAGGCACAGCCATTATCCGCAAAAATACTTACTCCTGAAGGGTTTAAAACTATAGGTGAGGTGGGAGTAGGAGATATTGTATATTCTCCAGACGGAACTACCACTAAGGTTGTACAAGAACACCCACAAGGAACACAAGACATATATCTTGTAACATTTCAAGATGGCTCCAATGTAGAATGTACAGGAGATCATTTGTGGGAGTACACTATTGCGGGTAATAGTAGTTCTATATTACCTAAGGTTAGAGACACTAAAAGTTTACAAGATTATACAGATAAGCAGTACAGTAAAAAACGACCGCGCTGGGCGTTAGTTCCTTTAATACAGCAGTTTGATTTTGGAGTGTCTACAAATCTTGTAGTGCCACCTTACACATTAGGTGCATTACTCGGAGATGGCAGTATAACTACAGACTCTGTAGGTTTAAGCTCTGCTGATGAAGAGATTGTAAATCGCATACGCCAAGATGGTGTAGTAGTCACTAAGAGATCAAGTAAATACGCGTGGGGTGTGCTAGGACAGACACAAGCTCTGCGGGATTTAAAGCTACTAGGTACAAATTCTCTAACAAAGTTTATACCTGAAAACTATAAAAAAGCGAATACACAAGATAGAATATGTTTATTACAAGGGCTTATGGATACAGATGGCTACGCATCCAAAGATAGTAAGGTGTATTACACCTCAATAAGCTTTACACTGGCTGAAGACGTAGCAGAGCTAGTTAGAGGTTTAGGGGGAACAGCTACTATAACGTGGAAGAGTACTCATTATAGATGTGGTAACGTAGTTCACGAAGGGTACACAGCGTACACTGTTTACATACGGCTTAGAGACGCTGCTTCCATATTTAATTTAAGTAGGAAGAAGGCAAGGTGTAAAGTAAAGAAACACTTAAAAAACAGAATAGTTTCTATAAGTTATAGTCACCGTGAAGAGGCTAAATGTGTCACACTAGCATCAGAAGATGGATTATATATAACGGACAATTATATAGTAACGCATAATTCCTACGGGATGCTCATGGACCCTCTGAGGTACATGCACAGGCCAGCACATAGGGCGCTACTTATTCGTAAGTCAATGCCTGAGCTTATGGAACTGATTGATCTGTCCATGGAGCTGTACCCTAAAGCCTTCCCCGGCGCTAAGTATAACAAAGGGGAAAACAGATGGAAGTTCCCATCAGGTGCAACTCTACTGTTTGGTTTCTGTGATGCAGATGCTGACGTAGGCCGTTACATTGGACAATCGTACTCTTGGATTGGTGTGGATGAGTTAACACTGTTTGCCACACCTTACGTATGGGACACACTTCGTTCTCGTTTACGTACTACTGATCCAGAGATTACACCATACATGCGTGCTACCACTAACCCCGGACAGATTGGGGCATGGTGGGTTAAGAAGATGTTCATTGATCCTGCTCCTTGGGGAGAGCCTTTCTGGGGCAGAGACATTGAAACGGGAGAGATACTAAGGTTCCCTGACTCAGAGTTTGTACCAGAAGAGTTAAGAGGTAAGAAAGCCATCAGACGCAGGTTCATACCTGCAAGGCTTACTGACAACCCTTACTTGATGCAGTCTCCAGAGTACATGGCTAACTTGGCGTCTATGTCCACAGTACAGCGTAAGAGGCTCTTAGAGGGTGACTGGGACATATCAGACTCCAGTGCCTTTCCAGAGTTCGATAAGTCAATACACGCAGTAGAACAGTTTGTACCTCCTGCGGACTGGCCGAGGTTTAGAGCTTGTGACTATGGTTATTCGGCTCCTGCCGCAGTTATTTGGTTTGCAGTTGACTACGATGGTACAGTGTACGCGTACAGAGAGTTATACCAGAAGGGTCTGGATGGAGTTGCTCTAGCTGAGAAAATCCATGAGATTGAAGCCGAAGAGCCTCCGGGCATACTAGGTATCTTGGATAATGAGACATGGGCTATGAGAGGACAGAGAGGTCCTTCTATAGCTGAAGAGATGATCAATTTAGGTGTCAGGTGGATTAAAGCTGACAAGGGTCCCGGCAGCCGTGTAAATGGTAAAGTGGCCCTCCACAAGATGTTCTCTATTGATCCAGTAACCGAGTTACCAAGATTACGAATTAGCACAGCTTGTGATAATCTTCTTCGTATCTTACCAATGCTTCCTCTGGATAAGAACAACCCAGAAGATGTAGACACCAAGTTCCCAGAGGATCACCTGTACGATGCTCTACGTTACGGAGTTACTAGCCGACTTGCAGTACCTGCAAGATACATAGTTGAAGCTGAATACTTCAGTTCCACAGCGAATGCCCCACAAATGGCAGACCCTGTGTTTGGATATTAAAAGGAAAACAAATGCCTAATTACTCAAGCGTAGCACCTGTTCCCGGTTACAAGAAGGCTGGCTCATTCAATAGCGACATGACAGCCAATACTTCTTTCGGTAAAATGTCAGGTGGTAAAGTTAATGCTACAAAGAACAATGACTTTGGCGGCGGCACTGGTAAATATGCCAAGAAGTCTGGCGCTGGTCAAGAAGGTTCTAAAACCAAGATGACTGGTCCTCAGACGGATACAGCAGCTATTAAAAATTGCGGCAAATCAGGTAAGTACTAAGTTACATGATGGATGATCCTCAAGAGGCACAGGACCTAGAAGATATTCAGGATGAATTTCCGGGTATCGTTGCGTTTGTACGTGATCGCTTCTATGAGGCGAGAGCTGCACGCAATTCTGTAGACATTCGACTGTATCAGGCATACGAAGACTTTCGTGGCCGTTATAGTGGTAATGTCACCTTTAAGGACACAGAGAGGTCCCAAGTCTTTGTAAAGATCGCAAAGACCAAGACCCTTGCTGCGTTTGGTCAACTGACTGAGGTCATCTTCTCTGGTAACAAGTTCCCTATCGGGATTAGTCCTACTGAACGTCCTACAGGTATTGCCGAGAAGGCACACCTTAAAGGGCCTAAAGAGGATGCCGAAGAGCCTATCATCCCCAAAGAGTTGGCTGTAGGTTATCCCGGAGACGGACATAAGAGTGCATTTGATGCCATCGTTGGTGGTCTGAAAGCCAAGTTCAAAGGTGCTGACTTTGTTATGGGTCAGAACCCTGACCCTAAAGGTGTAACTATCTCCCCTGCGCAGCTTGCTGCGGAAGAGATGGAGAAGACTGTTAGGGACCAGCTTACAGAGTCACACGCCTCACGGGAGCTGCGTTCAGCTATCCTTGAGTCTGCTTTGTATGGTACAGGTATTATTAAGGGTCCTTTCAGCTACGATAAGACGCTGAACAAATGGGACACCGAGATTAGTAAGGATGATCCTAGTGACATCCGTAAGACATACAATCCTACTACAGTAAATGTGCCACGGATTGAGTTTGTATCTGTATGGGACTTCTATCCTGATCCATCTGCTACCACTATCGAAGAGTGTGAGTTCGCCATTCAACGGCACAAGCTCAATCGCTCCCAGATGCGTGGTTTGGCTAACCGCCCATTCTTTAACTTGGATGGTATTCGTAACTCCATCACTGCTGGCCCTAACTACCACAGTGAAGGTTATGAGGATGATGTACGAGATACTGACTACAACTACGATGACACTACCCGTTGGGAAGTTTTAGAGTATTGGGGAGTAATGGATCACCAACTGGCTCTTGAAGCTGGTATGGAAGTCGATCCATCAGAAGTAGATGTCATGAATGAGGTCCAGATCAACATCTGGGTCTGTAATAATGAGATTTTACGTGCTGTAATCAACCCATTTGAGCCAGAGCGCATTCCTTTTCATGTGTTTCCATATGAGAAGAACCCTAATGAGCTGTTTGGTGTGGGTGTTCCTGAGAATATGGCTGATGCCACCCAGATTATGAATGGTCATGCGCGTATGGCTATTGATAACTTGGCTCTGTCAGGTCATGTGATCTTGGAAGTAGATGAAACTTCACTGGTTTCAGGCCAAGATATGACTTTGTTCCCCGGAAAGACGTTCCGTAGGCAAAGCGGCTCTGCTGGTACAGCTATTACAGCGGTTAAGATACCTAACACGACGCAACAGAACATGGAAATGTTTGATAAGTTCCGTCAGTTAGCTGATGAGAGCACAGGTATCCCTT